ATCCCATAGAGTTTGTCCGTTAAGTTGGAATAAAGATGAATTTTCAAACATACTAAGTGCAAAAGATGTTTTGGCAATACCACCTAAAGGATTAGCTTGAGCTATTAATCGCAAAGATAGCGGAAGCCCGTCACTCATAGTCATGCCTTGTTCAAAAGTAGTGGATAGCAGAAAAGCGTTTACCAGAGCTTGTAAACCCACATTCAAAGGCGCAAATTTGATCTGAGCAACCATTGATAAAGATTTAGTAAGAGAATCTGCAATATTTAAAGATTTATAATCTGCCATAACAGTATCAAGTCTTAACGTATCTTTTTGATACATACTTCCCAGCTCTTCTATAGTCAGAACATACGATATTATTTTAGAATCATTGCTTACTGAGGAATTTCTCATACAACTTCTCATGGTTCCCGTCATTACATGATAGCCGTTAATCCAGAGCTGGCATAATGTCATGGGCTTAAAAAGATCTTCTAAATCAACTCCCAATGAACCCCATATTTTAGAATATAAATTCATTGAGAATTTATTTAAAATATCAACCATCTTTTGAATTATTTTAGAATCCGGTACTATTTCAATAGCACAAACACCGCCTGGATTATTCCGGTCTTTAGTCCATGTCATGCTTTGAATTAAAGTCCCAACATCTGATCCAACAAGTTCTAAAGGAATAAAAGGTAATCCATATGGTGAAAATAACAAGCTTATAGTATTTACATAATTCTTTTTAGGATTAGAATATTCAATACTTGCCTCAACTCCGGCGTTATAAATTATTTTTTTTACGTTCCCACTATTCCCCGAAGCCAGACTTGAAACATTTTTTACTGCTGATTGACCATATGATACTATATTATCCATTTGTATTCCTTTTATTTAGTTATATAATCATAAAGATCTTTAGTTACTTCATTGGTCATACTTTGTCCAGGTGTAAGAAGAGCTTTAGTATATTTACCCGTTTTTGTATTACTAAATTTTTCAACTTTTTCGGCAAAAGCAGATAATCCCAAAGCGGCTCTTTCTGCAGCATCAAATACTTTATTCATTCCAGCGACAACACCAGGAGCTGCTTTAGTTGCCATTGTTGTAAATATTTTATTCAGTTCCATTGTTTTTTCTGCAAAAGGCTGACCTTCATTTAACAACAAATTTTCTCTTGATCTTTCAAGTGAAACCCCTTGACCAGCTATGCCTTTTGTAACTTTTGCACTTTTTTTACGATTTAATTCCTTTCCTTTTTTTTCTGTAGCACTCATATCTTTTACAGGATTAGTTATTGATTTATAAAGCATTGCATTTTCAGATCCAGTATATTGCATGATTTGAGACATTTCACCAGTTTTCAATCCTTTAAATTCTTCCCTTCCCTGTTTGTAGACTTCTGTAGCGTAATCAGTGTCCTGCATCTTTTCAATAGATCTTTGAGTTAAAAATGAAGCATTTACACCTTCTTTATAAAGATCAGCTTCCGTTATTTTCCTGTTTTGTTTTATTTTATTAAGATTCTCAGCTTGACCTTTGTCAATTATACCTTCATCCAAAATAGATTGTAACCCTGCTGAAGTGTTTATATCTTCTAATGCCTTTCTCTGTCCTACCTTCCAACCGAGTAAACCTTTAACATCAACAACTTGACCGGCTGCACCTGATTTTTTAGTTCCTGCTCCTGACCTTGCTACAGTCATTGCTCCTTCAACAGACATTCCTGGCGCATTTTTTACAAGATTAAGTAATGTTCCGGATAAATCTTTCCTCATATCGGAAGTATCAAGACCTGATTTAATAGCATCCTCTAAAGTAGATGCAAGAGTTGCAGCAAAAGCAGGTAATTCACTTTCAAGCCCTGCCCCTGCCCCTCTGTTAACGGCTTGAGAATAATCCGCTCCAGCTCTTTGAAAAGTTCCGGCTTGACCAAGAGTTTCAGCAGCGGATAAACCATAAATATTACCCATTTGAATAGCACTTTCGTCAGGTCTTATAGTAAAAGCTGTTTGTTGTTTATTTTTTTTATCTCTATAAGTGTATGTCTCATCAGCAAATTCACCGCTTGCCATGCCAAAGGCTTTCATACCCTCTCCCATTTCTGTAGCATTATACATGCCCTGTCCGTATCTAAAACCTCCGACTCCAACACTTCCTTTTTGCTGACTGACTTTTTCAATATAGGCATTACCTATTTGATTTATTTTTTGTACTGCAAATCCAGTTATTCCGGCTGCTACCCCAACACCCATACCAATACCGGCACCTATCATACCTATACTGTGCCCCGAACTATCGGAAGATCCACCACCACCGCTACCACCGCTACCACCACCGCTACCCATACCACGGTTTTTAATAGTAGCTGTAAGCATGGTAACGCTCTGATTAAGTTTTAATATGTTTGTGCTGAGCTTTATATTCGTATCTATTAACTTTTTTGCGCTGTCATCAGGTCTCAAAGTTCCAGTTGCACCTTGTTTTGTACTGGCTTGAATGGCTTTACTTCTCATACCACCAATTGCGCCCATACCGGAACTGGCTGTTCCTCCACCACTTTTATATTTAAAATTTATATTATAATCCATTACTTCACCAGTCCTTTACCCTGTAATAAATCCCAAAGCCTTTCGGGGTTACTATAATTTGCACTTGTATTTGTTTCAACTACTTTTTCTACTTCCCGTTCTTCTGCAACTATACCAAACTCTTTATTAAGCTCATTTATACGCTTTTTCTTTTCAGTAAATAGTTTTTCTTTTTTTACTTGAGATAATGGCTGATCATTGATACTTGCCATATCTATTTCGGTTTCGGTTAGTGTTATAGTTTCAAGTTGTTTGATTTCAGCAAGTCTGGTTTTATACTCAACGTTTCGCTTCCACTGATCTATTTCGGGGATATGAGCCATTAAATAAATAAGGAAAATCTTCTGTTCTTCAAAAAGATTTTCCTTATCAAAATTTGTGGGAAATATGTTAAAGTGACGGATCATAAACCCGTCTATAAAGTATTGATCTTTTTTAGATTCCAGTAGAAGGTTTATTTTTTTTTAACGCCTCTTCAAGGTCTATTGTGTGTTTTCTGATTTCATCTGCTACAAGGTTTATAAGTTCCCCATCAATCCAGTTAATGCAGGATTCATGTGTTTTAAAATCTTTCGGCATTTCTTCTGTACAGATGTCAACCATAGCCACATTTTCAAAAAACATAAAATCAGCGTTGGTCATAGCCTCTATCGCCTGACCGTCCTGAAATTTCATCCTTCTCTGGGCTACTTTGATTTTATCAATCGGAAACATAGCCCTGATCCGGAATTTAAGTCCTTTAATCTCTACGTTTTTAAATTTCTCATTATCGAGATCTAACAAATTCATTCGTTTCATTCTCTCCTTAGATTTTTATTTTATTTTTAAGAAATCGCAAGCCCAGGTATTAATTGACGCGCTCTCCATCTGGTCTGGCGTTTCATTAACGACCCTACCGCAATTGTAAGATTTCCTCCACCGTACTTCGCCCCCAATATTGTAGAGAGAATTGTGAGTGTGTGAATATCTAAAATCGTGAACGTGTAAAGCCCTGCACTGTTTATGTTATTATTTCCGTCTGCCTGCCACCCTGGCATCGCTACTGAACCTGCAATATCAGCACCCCTGAGTAAGAAAGTTCCTAAATCAAAGTCACAATTATAACCCAAACTTAAAAGGTCTCTGTACCCGTAATAACCAAGACTTTGTACGCCGTCAAGCATATAGTCTTCGTTTATATTCATTTCGGTTGAATAACCTAAGATTGTATTGTCCTGCATTACAAAGCAGTCTATACCCGATCCAACTGGTCCCTGTGGCTCACCGCCTGATCTAAAAGCCATATACTGCCCTCCTTAAATGTATTGTCCTGGTGTTATGAAAGTAAAAAAGTTAAAAGCAAATCTAGGTGTTACGCTCATAGTAAATACGGCTTCGGTTATGAATTGCTCACCTTCCTGTCTAAATACAACATTTGCAAAAGCTGGCTGAACCGCACCTGTGTCCGGATCTGTATAATCAGTAATCCATTTATAACTATCTCTGAAAAGTACGGGAAATAGATAAGTGGTTATTTTGTTCTGGATACTTGCAATTATTACAGAGTTTGCAACGCTATCTAACGCTCTGAGTTGCTCTATGATATATTCTTCATAGAATTTTGTAAGAACATTGATTTCATAAACCACTGCAGGGTTAGTTCGAGTAACCTGACTTCCCTGATAAGTAGTGTTATTTATAAGTATTTCAAAATTTTGAGTACCGTTGAAAACATTGTTAGTCTTTTGAATAAGTGTCGCTCCGGCTTCGGCATAATCGTTTTGATCTTCTTCTGCTATTTCCGGTGTTGAAAGTACGTTCAGATATTTAAAAACAACATCCATACCGACATTATTAGCATATCTCAGACCTGCTATCATAGCACCAAGATAATATGCTTCGAAATCATCTGTAGGAACGACTTTATTAACATAATCGTATCTCTTAAAAGGACTTACGCAATACTCTGCATAAGCACTGTTTATTGACTTCATTTCTGCAATTCTCAGAGCTTTTGTGTTTTCAACTGTACTTGCTCCGCTTATCCATTGTCTGTATTTTTTAACAGATAATCCATTCATTTTTTCCACATGAGCTTTTACAAGTGCTTTAATCGTTGCACTTCCACTCATAATTACAAGACCGTTTACATCATACTTTTCAAGTTTTTCAAGTGCATCTGTCCAGTTTTGAGTTGTTGCAGCACTTACAGTACCACCGGTCAGAAATAAGAAATTAGCCAGGTTATCAGGAATAAGTCTTGTAGCTCCGGTTTTAAGAGTAGCGGTAAAAGCTTCCGACCCCGTTATAGCTCTTATCAATGCCTCTACAATAGCAACGCAAGGATAAGCAGCGGTTACTATATCCTGACCTGTTACAACATCAAATATTTTAGGGCTTTCATCGCTCTTACCTGTAAGATTACAAGTATATGCAGTTTTAGAATTTATAAAATTAACGAGGCTGCCAAGATCTTCATAATCGGCAAGAGTAATATCAAGGTTGTCACCTGTTGCACCCGAACAAACAGTGGTTATTTTAGTATTAGATATACTCAAAAGACTTGAATCACTTGCACCGGTGTACTGAACGCTAAGCATAGGCAGTGTAAGATTGTCTTTATTCAAGAGTTCATTACCTTTATAAAGCAATTGCAAAAGTTTTCCTGTTGTACTACCTGCGCTTGTTTTTATCGCTGATTGGTTACCATCGGTTCCAAACTTATTGAATTTAACATCAATAATTTCTGTAACACCGTTCTGTAAAACCGCACTGGCTTGAGTCATTTCGTTAACAACTATACAATCAGCTTTTGAAGGTGAGTTAAATCTTTCGTCTTTAGAAGGGGTGAGGAAAAATTCAGCACCGTAATAAAGAGGACCACCACCAAACACATTAAGAGCTTGAGCTTGTCCGTTTACAGTATTTATTACGTCCTCAACTTCATCATAAGCATTAAAAGGAATACCGCCTTTTGTAGCTTCTCCCATTATGATTACACGACCGGTCAGATTCCCAAGACCCTGTTCTGCAGGGAAAGACCTCTTGGTATATGATCCAGGTTTTATAATCTTCTGTCCGGCAAAATCATAATATGCTGCCATACCCATTTACCTCTTATTTAGTTTTTTCAGTTTCTGCGAAAAAAAGTTTTATCTCTTTTTCCCATTCTTTGACTGTTTTTGTACAATATTTTGCCCCATTTCGGGAGACAAACCACTGCTTTATCACGTTATCAATTCTTCGTTTATCTGAATAATTAGAGAGATATTCTTCTAAGGTTATTCTGTCTGCTGCCATGTCTCTGCACTCCCTGGAACTTTAAATGTACCGTTAAGATCGTGTCCTGATAAATGATCTTCTGTGAATATCGTATAATTATGATAAGTATTGAAAAATGTCAAGTTATATTCTGTGCCGAAAAGTACACGCCCAAAATTGAAATTAGTCAGACCCTTTGTAACTCTGTACTTCATATTTTTAAGAGGAGAGCTGTCGCCTGCCATACCGTGTACAATTTTAGCAAGTACAGAATCAAGCAACGTGCCTAATAGTACGTCAAGATCAGGGGAAGAAGACCATGCACTGATATTGATTTCTTCATTCCATCCCCACATATTTTTCTGACAACGCATTATACCGTCTGTTTTTCTATATTCAGTTATTATGCTTTCAATTTGAGTCTTTGTAATAAGCATATCCTTTTGTATATCTTTTTCAGTTTTATTTTGTAATTCTCTAAATTCTTCAATCCAAGAATCAGTTATAATCATAGGCTGATATGATTTACCCATTGTCTGCGCTTCATCGGCTAAATTACCAGGAGTTACGCTTATAGCCGGTATAATACTTTCTCTTGCATCTTCAAGGTTTATGTTCGCATTTAAAGCACTTGCCATGAGCTTTACAAGAGGGTGTTCTTTTGTAGGGGTTAATATCTCAATCTTACCGTTACTTAATCCTGACAGGTCCCGTGCCTCTAAACCGGTCTCAATAGCATTTAAGAAATATTCTACGCTCTGAACAGAGTAATCACTAAATTCGGCTATTATTTTCATATTCCCGATAGCCTCGCCACTTCTTTTTTGTCAATCTTTGTCCATGCCTTTGTCATTACTATTTTCGGATATTGTTTATTTTCAAGATTGTTTTCCTGCGGATTATCTTCAAAAACAATAAACGAAGGTTTATAACCATATCTTACACTACATTTTGAACCTTTTTTCGGCTTATTATCAGAGATCCATTTAATATTTCTTCCCTGTAATATATAATCAGTGCCTATATAATATTTCTTACTCTCACTATCAAGAATTACATCGTTCAGGTCAAAGACTTCCATTTCCCAGAGCTGATCAAGCTCTTTGCCTAAATGAGTGAATTGTTCGTTTTTATAAAGCACAGTACCGACAAGGGTAATTATATCGCCTCTACTCAAATCCCAGAACGGATAAAAAGCCATTCTTACTGTTCCCGAAACCATTTCATGCGTATATACTTCATTATTATTCTGAGTCGCTAAGTCGTTCGGAATTACCTGAGTGAGATCGCTTAAATAATACTCTGCATACATTTTATCCGGAACTATGGTTTCTTTTGTAACTATGGTGTTACCGAAAAAAGTATAATTGACTATTTCTTCACCTGTCTCAATATTCCAGACCTTTACAACCTCTGCTATATCCGCAAAAGCTTTTAAGGGGTTACTTGACTGACGTTCTGCATTATATATAGCCTGCGGAGCTGTCATTATACCATTATCCGCATCAACAACAAGTTTATCACTGGCAACATATGTCCAGCCGTCAAAATAATAAGTGCTTCGTTTTTGCTGAAAACTTGGTAAATCCTCTTCTACCGTTATACTGGTTTCATTAAAGCTTTCAATGGTATAATTGGTAATACCGCCCTGAATATCTGCAGCAAGGTTCTGAACACCTACCACATCAATAATCGGATTCCAGAACGGGGTTATGGTCTTTCCACAAGACTGAGATACTTCATCAGCAACCATAAACCGTCTTTGATAAGTATAAACAATTCCATCACCATTACAAATATCACAGTGGTAATCTGCGCTGCCGTAATTATTGGCATTACAAGGACATATAAGTGCTTGTTTAATCTTTGCCAATACACCGTGGTTTTTTATAACCCTTCTAAAACTTTCAGGGTTTCCATAGACCGTTAAAGACGCATCGGCTCCGATATTGGTGTTTTTACCCATTATTCAACAACTCTCACGCCCGTAATATCTATTTTATTCATAGCATCTTCAAGCTGTTTAAGAGCAAATTCAGGCGCACCCTGCTGTTTATACTGAGCCTGTAAAGCCTGTAATTGCTTTCTTATTTCATTGTTCTGAGTCTGTATGACTTCTTTTTGCAAAGCTTTTAAAGCTTCAGGACTTGGAGGGATAAACCTTTTACCGGTTCTTTGAGTTTCGCTGATTATATGAGTCATTAACGCCATATAATTCTGAACAGGCTTATTATCTATAAAAAATCTGGTATAAACGCCGTCAGTAAATCCGTTTTTCTTCGCATCTTCCATACTTTCGGCGTGTTCAAACCTGATTTCCTTTTCACCGTTTTTGTAAGACTGAGTTATCATAGTGACCCTATACTTGTCCTGCTGTATTTTTGTCTATTTGTTGCAAGCCATGTTTTTATTTCTTTTTGATACTGTAATATTCTCGCTCCGAACGCTGCACTTGTAGCAGATAAAGTCGTACCTACTGACTCACTTACGCTATTAAGGCTTACGCTTCGACTTGCGATTGCTGCAAACTTACCATCTCCATACGTTGCCATTAAAGTAATTGCTGCAGCTTTTTTAATAATATATCTTAATTCGTCCGGAACTTCCTCTGCATTTGCGTAACCCGTGGTGTAATCAATTAAAAATATGTCCTGCATATCTCTGAGATAAGGCGCAAGTAAGTACGTCTGCCATATCTGATCCCATCCCAGAGTTTTTAAAGGTGTACGGTTAGGTCTGAAGTGGATTACTCCGGTAAAGTCTTTTTTAACCATGCGATAAGGCATAAGATCTATGAGAGTTGTCCCGACATAAGGCGTTGCAAATTTCGCACTCAAAACCTCTCTCACAGGTCTTCTCCTCAATTTAATTCGTGCCTCATGACGGGCTTGAATTAACCGGTAAGGATATCCGCTTTCTCTGATATATAGTTCTTTTTTCTGCTTTCCAGTTCTTAACGTGCTTAGATATGCGCTGTCATCGACATCAGTTCTGGGAACTTCGTTTCCGTTTCCGTCAATATCATCTCTATATCTTATAAGTCTTGGAAGTATGTCGATATTAAGCTCACGTTCAAGCCATGCTATAGATACACGGGCATAATCCATGAGCTGTTCATCTGTAAAAGTAAAAGAGTCGGCTTCGGCAATTAACGGGTTCCCGAAAAGCTCGTCATATCTCAATTCATGAGGGCTTACCAAAAGCCCCCATTTGGGGGCATGGTAAGAATTGTCCAGATCGGGATTATCAAAAGCGAAGCCAACTAAATTACTACAGGTCATATCATTTCCTTATTTCAGGTATTTTATGTAAACAACGCCGTAATCTGCTGCACCATTTCCGAAAATCTTAACACCATCTGCACCTACGATATTATAATCATCGTCAATAGTTGCTGCATAGTCAACCGCTGTATCTGTTACACATGCGATTGCATCGGTAATAGCCACCGGAGTATCTGCACCTGTCATTACAGTCATAGTTCCAGAACTGTTTGATTTTTTACAGATAACTGTAACGCCTATGATTTCTGCGCCTAACGGAATATCCGCTTCAACACCTGCACTACCACTTACAACGGTCTTACTCACTTTCTCAATTTTATTAAAGAAAGAAGCAGCGTCAGAACCGACAATATTTTGCAGTGCCTGAACAGCGGTAAGGCTAGGATTTCCCTGGCTGGGATCAAGATCGCCTTTATACTGAGTCATGTAATTTCCTCCATAATTTTTCTAATTACTGAAAGAGATTGAAAACTGAGCTTATTATTCTGATCAAGAATTTTTATACAATCCTGTAAAAATTGAATCTCTTCTATTTCAAAAATAAATTCCCGTTCGCCTTCTTCTTCTGTAATATTTAACTTTTTTAAAATGTTATCAACCAGTTCAAGAGTTTTTAAATTCCCCTGAACTGGAAGTAAATACTGAAATTGAAGTCTTTCGCTTACGCTGAGTATCATGGTTTTATCACGTTCTCCACAACATAACCTTTAGCCATAACCACATTACCCGTGATTTTAATTCCATAATCACATCTGATATGATTAAAAGCTGATTCAAAACTGATCATATCTGGAACAACAACCCTATCCTGTCCGTCTTTAATAACTACAGTTTCACCAGAAGCCAGTATCAAAGAATCAAGATAAAATATTCCATCATCTGATAAGAACTCCGGATCTGCACCAGATAAAATTCTCTGGTTTCTGTACATATCCTCTGGGGCTATGCGCCCCACGGGATTGTCTGAATAAGGTTTGTATATGTAATTAGCCATGATTTATCCTGCCTTAAATTGTATTGTAAAGATTTCCGTTTGTCTGAGTTACGCCGATATTTCTGATCTCTACAAGAACATTAGGCTTGTAGTATTTCATAGTACCGTACAGGTTAATAAGTCCCTGACTGTAAGGTCCGACTTTCGCAAGATCAGTGTTATGAATAGGAAGAAGCTGAGCATATGAAAGAACTCTGCTTTCACCCTGAGTTGTCTGATCTATAACGTACATTCTCGCAGTACCAGGTATGTAAAGGTTCTTATCTTCATAAGTAACCGCTACAAGAGGGTTAGTACCGTCTGCTGCGATAGTGTCCATATATCTATAATCGTTGTTTGCATCTTCTGTTTTCTTAGAATAAATTACAAAACATGTAGGAGTTTTTGCACCGCTATCTCCAGGAGCAGGGTTTATAGTTATACTTATGCTTCCACCGGCTGCGACTGTAGAGCCTGCGGTAACTGCTGCACATGCAATAGATCTTCCATATTTGTTTCTTGCACTTACTCTGTAAGAATAAGCCACGCCCGAAGGTCTTACTGTGCCTGCACTGAACTTAGATCCGGTTCCAACCGCATTAACTGTAAGAGCTATAGACGGCATAGAAGGAGCATTATCAGAGGTTGCGCCCTCAACCCATGCACCGGTACTGTTATTCTTATACTTAGGAACTCCTTGAGCTTCAAACTCAAGACCAAGAATCTTATCCATACGGGGCTTCATCTCACCGAAATTAGTCATAATTCCGCTGATTTTACCACCGATAGTCACGTTTCCGTCACCGGACTTGATTATCTTACGATTGTTACCTGCGGTAGTACCGTCCTCAAGGATAGTGCTTAGATTCTGAACACCGGCTGGTGAAACATAAATCTTAGAGTTTTCCGCATTTCCGTTACCTTCGGTAATAAGCTGACCAACGAGATTGAAAGTTCCCATAGTCACGTTACCACCACGCATATCAAAAATCTGCTCAGAAGAAGACGCAGAGATAGTAGTCGCAAGACCGTCTATGCTCTCAGGTACCCATGCGCTGTTACCATTGTACAATGCTCTGTCAAGGTTTCTGAGCATCCTACCCATAGCAACACTCTGCTGACGGGTTCTTACGTCAATAGTGGTTCTTGTAGCTTCCTGAACATCACCAATTTTCCAGCCCTCACGCATAAACTTAACAACTGAAATTTGCTTGATGAAGTCGGCATCCTGAAAAGAAGGATTGCTGAACTGGTCAACAAAACCACCGTCACTGATACCAAGACCGATTTGCTGATTGTACTCTTCAACAGTAGAATAAGCTTTCATCTTATTCATGTCCTGCCATAGAGTAAAATCTGTAGCTTGCAGAGTAAGAGTAGCAAGCATCATTTCAAGACTTTGCATGGTGAGAGTACCACCAGGCGTATTGTAAAGATCGTCCGAACTCGCAGGGGCAGAGAGAGCCTTACTGAGAGATTCGAGTTGAGACATGGAACCAATACCCATATCTGAATCTGCTAACATGTATAATTCATCCATTAGTTAGCCTCCTTTGTCATAAGTTCTTTTACATAACTCTGTTCTGCGTCGCTTAGAAAATTAAAACGCTTTCCAGAGCTTTCAAATTTTGATCCAATTTCACCTGCTTTTATATCGCCGTTGTTGATAGCTTTAGCAAGTACAGTCCAGACCTTTTGAGAATCTACTGAAGGCAGTGTTTGAGCTTTTTTCATGTCTGCCATAAGTGCGCCTTTACGACCCAGCGGAGCATTACCTATTCCACTTACGATTTCAGCGGTTTCAGCAGTTACGGCAGCAGCTTTAGCCATGAGATTATAACTTTCACTGTTCTGAGAAGATATAAGTTCAATCTTTTTTGTAAGACTTGAGATAGCCTTTGCCATATCCTCAACTGTTTCAACCATGGCATTAAGCACAGGAGAAAGTTCAGCCATTTCGACAATAGCACCTTCAGCGTTAGGATCAACGGTCTCTACGGCTTTTTTCATCTTACCAAACATTCCTTCATCCCCATCAGGCTCAGAGTGTTCTTTAGTTTTCATGTACTTTTTCATCTTTTTCATGAATTTTTCGTCAAACTCTTCCCCGTCTTCGTCATCCTCATCGTCCTCTCCCTCTTTAGCTTTGAATAGACTATCCATTTCTGAATCATCATTCAGTGCCTTATTTAGAGCTTCAAGGGGAGAGGAATTTTCTGTTTGTCCTTCGAGAGCCGAGATAATCTTATCGACTTCTTCGGAGGCAATTCCTTTCTGTAACAATTCTTCTTTTGTTATCATGTTACGATTGCTCCTTGTTGTTTTTTTTTGAAATATTTATCGAATAGCCGATAAGATTTGTCGGCAAATTCTACATCGTTATTAAAGTGGTTCTTATACTCATTTTCAGTCATGGGTATGGTTTTATTTTTAACGCCTATCATGGTGTCTATAAGCTTACACGCCTCATCTTCGGTAAAAGTGAGTGACACTATACCTTTTTCAAGACTCTGTTTTGTAATTACACCACCAGGGGTTTCTGATAGATCTGCCACGCTTTGAGGGGCTTCAAGTGCTTTTCTGAGTTCGGTTTCTTGTGAGAATATATTAGCACTCATCATGTTAAAGCTTGTAATATCATTAAATTCGGCAATTATGTCTTTGGCTTTAGCAAGCATACGGACATTAACGCCAGGTTCACGGTTAATTACAGAGTTACATGGAGCTATGGCAAGGTGATCCCATCTGATTTTAGGTATGATGCGCTTTTCGTTGCCCTCACTGTCTTTGACTTGCATAACCATTTTACTGCCACCGATAGACGCTGCAAATACCGGATTATCAGCTTCAAGGTGAGGCAACATAGTCTGAACAATGGGGTGTGATTTTGTAAGTTGAGCCGTAACCACAGGAAGTCCGTTTTCCCATCTAAATGCGATAGGTTTACCGATTACAGCTCTATTTATACCTTCTTTTGTAAGTTCGGGGTTTTTGCTATCATGCCAGAAGTCAATCAGACCTGTCGCCAAAAAAGAGCTAACAGCTTCATCATTAAACGCTTCTTTAAGTACGGTTTCACCGTCACTATCTTCGGTTAAGTGGTTGGCTATAATATCGACTTTGACGAGCTTGTCATCAACTGCTTTTTGGAGGTTCTGAATAGTTAAGCCGTTAATTTGAAAAAACATTATACCCCTCTTGTAATGGATATAAACATTTTCCTTTTAACGGCTGGATTATTCGTTTATATAAATATTTTACATCGTAAAGCTAAATCTTAATTCCTGTCAAGTCTTAATTTTAGCCACGCCTTTACAATCTATGGCTATGGTGTTTTTACACTGCTTACATTTGATCTCAGTGACAGATTTTGCCTTGTCCATGTACACAAGTGAGACGTTGCGATAGAGAATTTGACTGCCGTTATCTATCGCAAATATGGCATTGCAGAACGGACACTTCCGCTTTTCTCCGTTTTCTATGATTATTTCGTTCATTTTTTCGGTTTTTCCTCCGGCTTATTGGGTTTATTCTCTACTTTCTTTTTATTTTCTTCAAGTCTTTTTTTCTCTTTAGACTTTGCACTGACATTTTCTCCGGTCTGTTCAACGGCAGTTCCTGTAGGCTGTACCGCATCTCTGGCACTTAGCGCATCTGCAAATATACTCGCTACTTTCTTAATACTTTCCTTTAATATTTCGATATTACCCTTACCACCTTCAGGCTTTTTCTCACCCTCTTTTTTCTGATCGGGTAAAGTTCCTTTTTCGTTATAGTCTTTAACCTGCTGCTGAGTATAGAAATAAATATAGCCTTTGCCCTTAGGGTTAGGTATTTTCTTAATATATTTTGTAGTCTGAGCTTTGAGCATTATCTCTTCTCTTAGGTTCGACAGGGCTTTTTCCATTGTAGACATTTCTTTACTGTTTTTGATCGGCATAAGAACGGCTTTTATTTCATTCCCAACTTTAAAAACAGCCGGAGAAAAATCACCTGACAAATACATTTTTGCATCTGGGAATTTGTTTTTTATTGTAGCAACATAATCAGGTAAAAATCGAGCGGTGATATCTCCATCAGAATATTCTACAATATCAGGAACATTCTTTTCACCTTGATAATACCGACCTGTAAGCTTAGACTCAGTTTTGCTTATCGCATCTTCTCTTGGTATTACTTGCTTATAATTTGGGAAACTACCAGTACCTTTATCTATTATTTGTCCTATTATTTCATCATCAGACATATTAGGGTTTTTCCTCTTAATTCTATTAAATTCACGTTGTTTGTTGGTGTTGTAAATTTCATCAGAAACATTTTTATCAAGGATCATCATCCTTGAATCTGTCCAAACCCCTGCATCTTGACCTTCCGAGCTAAAGCTATAAAGCGGTTTAGTTACGTCTTTATCATTTATCATGTTTGATGTTTTCAATTGTTCAAAAATCTTTTTTTCTTTAGGATCTTTAATATTATCCATTTTAATTGATTCATAAGTAAGCTTTTTGGTATCAGCATTATAAATGCCTGACTTCTTTTCATCTTCCGCTAATTTCGAAGTCCTTTCTTTTTCAGCTTGAATAGCGGTTTCTTTTTGAATATCTGATTGAGATTTATATTTACTTTTTGATTTTTCAGCATTATCATCTTGTAATTTCCAAGACTCCATACCGATATTATCTTTAGCCCACATCATTATTTCACGAATTGTTCCTCTCGCACCATACGGAACTTTAATTTCTTTACCCGATCCTTCTCCACCGACAAGATTATAACCTCTTACGCCTTTGGCAATACTGTATTGAACACCATTATTAGAAAAAGTATTTCTTGAATCTTGCTTTATTTCATTATGCTTCTCTTTTGAAATACCTTTTTCTTCAAGGTAATCTTTATATCCTTTTTCTTCTTTAGTCAGATAATTTTCCTGATTATTTTTAATAAACTCGTTATATTTTTTGTTAAATTCATCTTTATCTTTTATATCTTTAAATTTTTCTTCTGCATCTTTTCTTAATGCACTATATTTTTCACCATCATCATTAAATATTTTATCAACTTTCCCATCCCCCTTTTTCTTCCCCAGCTCATCTTTCAACGCTTCGACTGCGGAGGGCTTGGTTTCAGACTCTGATTCAGAAGAGTTTTTTATTTTGCCTACAATTTTATACCTTGTTACAACATTATGAGGATATTTTTGTTCTTGTATCTTAAATGATTCAACTTCCCAATTTCTTTCTGGTTGCTCTTTTTTAAGCCCATGCAATTTGATTTTAGCTGCTGTTTCACTGTACCCGTTTTGCGATCTCCCTAAATCTTCTTTTATTTCTACTGGAGCATCTTCCCCTTTGAAAGATTTTTCAGTTCTATCAATTTCATAATTTGCAGAATTTAAGGTGTCATAAGTTCCATACAAGACATCTGATTTTTTTGATTTTATTCTAACTTCAAATTTATCTTTATCATTTTTTTTAACATAAAAAGTATTTCCCTCAATAGAAAAAGACTTACCTTCTCCCTCCGGCATAGTATCGAAGTTGTCGGGGGATTTTTTGTCCTCTGTCTTGTATTCTCCGGTTATCTCTTTTATTTGCTTTGATAAGATACTTGCATCTTTTATTCTTTCCTCAAATTTTGAAATAGCACTTGTAAAATCTTCTCCTTTTGCTTCTTTTTTGATAGACTTAATCCTTTGTCCGGATTGTTTTATATCTTTCTGTAATCTCTCTAAATAATAACCTGCTAAATCTTTATTCTCTTTAATATCAGACTTTACATCTTCTGCAAATTTCTTATAATCAGATGAAAAGGATTCTGGGGCATCTGGACCAAAACCCTTTTTTTCCTCTTTCTTACCCTCACCATAAATACCGGCTATGGCTTTCATAATACTCATGTTAAACTTTTTACCGGTACCGCCCTGACTTTCTTTTTTCTCAGACTTTGGCTCTTCTGACTTTGGCTTGCTCTCGCCTTTCTCTTTTTTCTCACCGAAAAGCTTGTTCATCCACTTCTCTTTGTTAGATAAAAACTCGTTCAGGTGGCTTGCAAAAGAACTGGCATCAACGCCTTTAAAGCTGTCCTTATGCTTGTCATATTCAGCTCTTGCCTTTGACTCCGCAGCTTTTTCATCTGATAAACCAAAGAATTTCATAATACCGGACAGTACACTGCCTTTCTTCTCAGTAGGCACTTCACCGGTCTGTTTAAACTTATCAAACTGCTGTTTGGTATAGAAATAATAATAGCCTTTACCTGACGGCTTTGGCACTCGTTTTACATACTTTGTAACACGGGCTTTCTCCATATCTTCCGGCTTTGCTTTGCTATCGAGTGAGATGTAACGCCCGTCTGTAGTTTTGAAAAAAATCTTATTTGCCATTTATTTTACCTTCCGTTTTGTTTTTTCGTGTTAATTTTTTTATATTCATATAGTAAACCAATCTTTGCCTAAAATATCTTTAAAAAAATAGTCTGATTTTTCTTTTATGTTGATATTAAATTCTTTTTTGAATAGAGCAAATTCCTTATCCGTACATATATAATTTCCATTTATTCCATTTGGAAATATTTTTTTCATTTTATTTATAAAGTTATTATCTTCGGGCAAACTACTTTTTAGTATTTTTAAAATATTTTGCTTTTTATCTAAAATATCATATTTGAAATTTTCGGAATTATAATATTCTCTATTTTGCTCCTGTATTTTTTTTATACCTTCTGGGTATAAAACTTGTATTGTTTTATAATATTTAATAAAGTCTCCTGTATGATTATCATCATCTAAAATAAAAGAAACAACATTGTTAAAATATTCATCATCGACTAATGGAAGTCCAAAATCAAAATTTTTTGTATTCAAAATATTCTCCATATTTATTTATTATCTTTAAAATCAAAGGATGATTAAAATTTTTATTTGCTTCGATTGCCGTTTTATACCCTTCATGAAATTCAATGGAAAGATTATAATTTTTTTCATCGACTAAATTCTTATAGAAAAAATATATTTCAGCCTGTTTATCTTCTGGAATTTCTTTTTTGTGTTTTAAGCTATAATTAGTTTTAATATTTTCATCAATACAACAAACCCTAATTTCATTAACATTATATTTCATAAATATTCCAAAATCAGCCAAAGAAAAAGAATTTCCCGAAGGATGATTATGTACTAAAACATTAGAATTTTTTATTTTCTTTAATTCATCCGGAGTATAAATAATTTCTTTTTCGTTGCCTTTTTTAAATAATAATAAATTACCTTTATTGTCATAAGTTTGAGAATATTCAATTTTTTCATTTCTTATGTTTTCAATGAAATGATTTATTCTTTTCAAGTTTTCTGGTAAAAAATTATCATTATGATAAGTCATGAGTTTATAATAATAAATCCAACCACCCTTGCCGTCCGGTTTTTTAGTGTAATATTTATGACTTCGGGCTTTACCAAGATCAATATAAAGCCCGTCTGTCAGTTTAATCATAAGCCTATTTGTCACAAGACCTTCCTGTATTCAAATTTACCGGTTAATGAGTTGTACTTCTTTATAAAGACTTTGTTTTTACTGTCAATTCCTTTATGGAAGGCTTTGAGTAATTGCTCGTTCTCTGTAAGAAACTGATCTATCAAAGGCATAACCTTTTCAGCAAATACCGTTTCGGTGGGGTGGTTACCGCTATCCCATTCAGCCATAAGGTCTTTATTATCTGTTTTTATAGCCCAATATTGCTCCATAGCACGAGCAAAACACTCACAGGTACGATTCTGATATACAGACTTTTGAACAGTCTTCATATTCTTTCTAAAAGTATCAGCTATTTTTCCGGCTGTATGCTCTGGATCATCACTTTTATAATGTCGTCCCGATTTATCGCCAAGATAGAAATCCATAAAATGTCCCCATTCGTGTGCAAGAATAAATCCCGTACCTTTGTCTCCATACATAGCACTTACACCGATAGCTTTCATTGACGGCATAAATAATCCTACTGCCTTACGGGCGTGCATACGGGTGTCTCCGGCGTGACTTATTTTAAGTCCGAAACTTTTAGCCATAGAGCTTCTGTCTCCAAAAACTGAATAAACATCTGTTATAGCATCTTTAATCTCTCCAATTTCAGCATCAGTTATTTCAGCACCGTTCTGTCTTTTAACTTTTATTCCATAAGTATTAAGTAAAGTGTCTTTAGTTCCTTTGTCCCCATAAGCGGTTTCTCTTCCTTTTGCATGAGTATTATAATAATCCTCTAACTGAATTTCCATATCTTCAAGTTTTTGCTTTAAGTCCTGTCTTATCTCTCTATACATTTTCCATGTATTGCTTCTGCCTCTATCATCAAAAATAAAACTGTTTATTAAATTCCCCTGGGGATAAGTCATTCTGTTTTCGCCAATCATTTGTATTCTTTTTCTTTTGTATTTACGTCCATACTTTTCATCATATTCATCGTCATGTTTTTTTTGTAATGCTTTAGCTCTTTTAAAATAATAATCTTGTGTAGCTGCAAGTACATCACGATTAACGATTATATATTCTTCTTTACCTTCTACAACCCATCCTTTTTGATTCGTATTAAATATTTTTCGTTCATCATTGACTTTCATAAGATACTTGTCTTCACCAAGTTTAACAGTCGGTATAAAATTCTTTTCTGAATTAAAATAATAATCACTAACTTCAGGAATATAAGATGGTTTTGGATCTGTTAAGATGGTTTTTTCCCTCGTAAGGTAAATATCTTTTGGAACAACATCAGTATAATCTTTACCATCAAATTTCTTAGGATCTCCACCTTTATAAAATGGAATAGTTATACTTATATCTTTTGGTTTAAATTCAGTCTTCGGCGGTTTAACCTCTTCAGTCGGTTCTGGAATATTTAAAATTTCACGTTCTACTTCATTTCTGTTCTCTGGAGTAGCCTCATTTATAGCTTTTTCAATCTTGACATCAGCTTTCTTTTGTTCGGGAGTTTCCGGTTCAGGTTCAACTTCAGGCATAGTCTCAAAGTTGTTTTCCTGCTCAACGGGTGTTTCAATTGGTTCTTCCACCGCTTTAACCGGCTCTTCAACCTTCTCCGGAGCCTTACCATACAGTCCTGCAATAGTACGCATAAGAGATAGTTTGAAAGTCTGCTTAACCGGTTTTTTCTCAGATTTCTTAGCCTTTACCTCTTCTTTTTTCTCAGTCTCTTTTTTTTCCGCAGCTTTACCGGTAAAGAATTTATCCCATTTGTCTTTATTACTGAAATACTCGCTCACATGATTTTTCCAGTCAGCCCAAGTCACACCTTTTTTATCGAGTTCGAACTTTTTATAGTCCTGTTCGATTCTCTGATTAGCTTCACCCGTGCTTTTAAAATTAAAGAAACTTACGAATTTATTCAACCACTCATTAGGCTGCCCCAGGGGTTTAACGTAAACCGTCTGCTGTTGTCCTTTTTTGTTTATTATGACTTTTTTTATGAGTTTAGTAAGATTTTTTGTAGCTTTAAACATATCAGTTTCATTTGGATCAAAAATTTCTGCTTTAGTTGATTTTATCTGATTAGGCTCAAAAGCTATCCAAACCTTATGATCTTTTGTACCTATATTATAACCACCGGTATGAGATATGCCATCGAAACCCATGTTTTGAATAATTCCAGTAAATTTTCCAGCATCAGAGAATTTCTGGTTGTTTGTTAGTATATATTGAAACTCAGCCCAAGACAGATCTTCGCTTTTATTTATGTGCATCACTGGAAAAACATTGTCACCTTTTTTAACAGCAGGACTATAAGGCGTTTCTTCTCTGTCTTTTGAAAATTTCTGGCTTCTCATTTTATCTCTGATTTTAACAAAATCTTGAAAATCATATTTATCCATAGTCCACGCATAATCTTTTTTCAAATCCTTTTCCCAAAAATCATAATTCAAAATGTCATCCATATACGGTTGATAGTTTGAATCTTTAGCAAATTTTTGAAAAGATTTGAACATATCCATTGATATCGGTTTATCCATATCACAGGGATTTTTTATATTTAAAAATACATCATAAACTTGCGGAGGGTATTCTTTAAAAGAAATATCTTCTTTAGCATTTTTAAAATGTCTGTCTATTGAACTTATTATCGGAGTCTTGCCGTCTGAACTTGGTTTTGAAATTCCCCCACCATAAGGGTTTTCAATTTCCATTGATTGATATTTTTCTAATAATTGAGAAATTGAGTATTTTTTATTATCTAAATTATCAATCATCTTTTCAAAATATTTATTGTAGTTCGGATTATCAGAAATTACACCTTGTCCTGAAACATATTTACCGGCTGCTCTTGACTTATCGGCTGCGACTTTATCCGAGTTCCATATTTCTCTAAGTAAAACTTTATCGAAAAGGATTTCATTTCCTTTGCTATCAAGAATTTTATCGACCATATTAAATTTATCATATGGGCTTTCCGTATCTTTTTTAGTATATTCTTTAGCAATTCCTTCATCTTCAGTAAAATAAAAACCGCTTCCGTATATACCGCCTTGAGATTTATTTTTAGAAAATTCAGTAAATCCACCTCTCGCAGTACCATGATAAACTACTATAGGTTTTTGCTCTTCAGGGATATCGAATTTATTAACTACCTTGCTTGCTTGATCAGGGTTATTTTCCCAATCACCAAACCAGTTTTTAAAATTATCCGATTGAACTTTATCCTTTTTTTCTTTTGGAAGCTTTTCAATAGCTTCTTTTTTTTGATTTATAGTTGGTTTTTGAATATATTCATCAATTTCAGGAATATCATTCATTAAATCAACACCTAAACTAAATGTATTCTTAGGATAAATACTTACCTGAGATCTTATGCTTTCCCCTGCTGAAGATAAAACCTCCATAAAATAACCGTCTTCGACACCTTTTTTATAAACAGATTTTTTTTCAGGAGTCATAAATCCCACTCTCGAATCAGCATTGTCAACAACTGCTAATCTCGCTGCGCCCATATTTACGCCAAATTCTTTCATTTCTTTTAATATGTTTTCATTTTTAAATAAATATGACGGAACATTCATTACGCCCTGAACTAATAATCTTGAATTTAAAGCCAGAACAGTAACCATTTTATCCTTTAAAACTTCGTGAGTTTTAACTGCGGTCATAATCGCATCAGGATTATATATTTTCTCTCCTAATATTTTATGAGGCAATTCGGCATGTTTGTAATTATCAACATCTTTTGAATCAAGATCAAAAGAAAGTTCATCTATATCATCTTCAAATTCTCCACCATCAGGCATTACCAAAGTATTGTACTTATTGTGGTTTACAATAATATGACTAACCATACCTTTAATTTCTCTATTAAATCTTGCTGTTATTATTAAATCTTCGTTTGAAGCATCAATCTCACCGGATGGATGATTGTGAATTAAATAATATTTAACTGCTTTAGATTTTTTCATTATTTCTTTAATATGTTCAATAGATTTTTTTTGATCTTTAGGATCAATAAAAACCTGTGAAACTTCTGGAAGTCTGGATGAAATACCGGTCTGAGCAACAACTTTGTCATTTTTGTCAAGCATTACCATTCTAAAAGTTTCAAACTGAGGGTTTCTAAATGATTGAGCAAGATAAGCTAAATCTTTATTTGTCTTAACATTTTGACCTAACAGGTTTAATTTGTTTTTTTCTTCCCATTCTTTTTTGTAATCTAAATTCAATGTGCTTGCTATAATTTCAGCTTTTAATTCTTGTTGTTGTGGTGTTAAATCTTTGTCCATAGATATTGGTTTTTCAATTTTTTCTGGTCTAACCGCATATAAATCATGAATTATTTTCATAACTGAAAGTTTAACTTTAGCAGGTTTTTTATCAGTATTTACTTTTTTAGTATCAAATTTTTCAGAGCTGGTTTTCTTAACAGGCTTTGGTTCTTTTTGTCCGAAAAAACTATCCCACTTATCCTTATTGTTAAAATACTCTTTAACGTGATCAAGCCATTCTTTAAAAGTAACTATAGAATCAACTTTACTGCTTCTATAATCTGTATTTAATTTTTCAATGGCTTGATCTTTTTCTGAAAAAGAAAACCAGGCTATAAATCTCGATAAAAAAGATGTATTTGTTTTTATATCAGGCTGAGACACCTTTTCTATTTTTTTATATTTATCATAATCCGCTTTTGTATAAAAATAGATATAACCTTTACCTGAAGGTTTAGGTATTCTGCGAACATATTTAGTAACTCTTGCTTTCTCCATGTCCTGCTCAGCCTGTTTTTCCATAGCTATTAACCTCGTGTAATAATCTTTAAATTCAGAAATATGGTCTTTTGCAATCTGTGAATACACTTCTTTTTCCGGAGGGTATTTACCGTGCTTTTTATAATAATCTTTTATAAATTTAAAAGTGTCTTTATGCTCTGATTCTATTCGTGTGCCTATTTCGAGCTGGCTTGCTTTCTGCATTGGCTGTACTCCGTAAAGATTATTTAGAAAAGCTATGGCGTTATAACTTGCTTGCTTTGCATCATCACACTTTTGAAGTTCAATTTCAATCTGATCTCTTAGCATCTGAGGCGTGTACTTTGTGAAGTCTATTTTTGTTTTCATTTAAGCCTCTTTATACCATTTATGTTTTTTAAGTTTTCTAAATTTATATTTTGAAGTATATTTCATTAACATTATTTCTAATTTAAGTTTAAAAAAATAAAATCGTCTTTCCATTGGGGAAAGGTGGATAACAAATCCAAGCCGAGAATATTCACATTTATGTTTATCACAAAAATTTATAATTTTAGTAACATTCCTATCTTTTTTAGGAATAGATTTTTTATTGTAATTATAAGGAGGATATAAGCTTTCACTCATTTAAATTTTAAATTCCTTTTTAAGATTATAATATTCTTCGTCAGTGCATACCTTTGAACAGTTTATTCCTTTCGGTAATACTAACGATAATCTTTTTTTAAAATCTTCAGTAGCCACATTATTTGATAATATAGTACATAATAAATAACTTTTAACTACACCGTAAATCTTAGTTCTTTGAAATATAATTCTTTGTCTTTTTTTAGGATATAATATTTTTAAAATCGGTCTATGTAACTCATAGTTCTCATATTCTTCTCCTCAGAATAACGTACATCCACCATCAAAATAAACATGTAATCCAGACCTAGAATTATAGGGCAACCAAAGTTCTATCTCAGAATGTACTCTGCTTATTTTTGGATCATCATCAATTGAATCGGGAAAAAGTTTATCAAATTTATTTTTATCTTTTTTCATAAGTTAAACTCCTCTTTTATTTTTTTTGCTTTTTCTTTTAATATTGATAATTTTTTTTCTGTGAATTTATCTGGATTAACTTTTATTTCTTTAAATTTATTTTTTAAAAGATTTCCATCTAATGGTACTTTTGGA